CTACCAGCCCCGCTAGGAAAGAATCAGATTGATTCTCTGTAGCGTCTCCTGATAAGACTTTCTTGCGTAACTCATTTTCTTTCTCATTAGTTTTAGCCTTCTTGTTCACAGGCTTAGTCGCCTTAACACTTTTAGTAGGAGCTTTCTTACGCTTTTGAACCGCAACTTTCTTGCTGTCCTTTAAAGCTTTATAATCATACATTAACGCAATCACTTTAGGATCTATAATGTTTGCAAACTCAGGAAAACCTAAGTCTTTTACTGCCCAGTTAACCACGGATTCGTAGTCATCTTGCCAGCCTGGTAGATCTTTATCTAATGTTGAAATAGCTTGTTCTTTATTTGCTTGCAACGCAACTGCATCTGCTTGAGTCTTTTCAGAATTAGCTTCGTCTTTAAGACGTGTAGTTTCATTCCTCTTAGATTCAAGTTCTTTAGCTTTATTACGTCTAGCTTCTTGCCATTTAGGCAATTCGAACATATCATCATCATTTATTAATTGTTGTATTTTACGATCATACGCTTCTAACTGTATTGCGTCACTATCAATTTGATTAGCAAGCAATTCAGCATTTTGAGATTTAAGCGCAGTAGCTTCTTCTGCAAGTGCTTTAGCTTCTTTTAGCTGTGCACTGGCTTCAATGGATTTCTTGTTAGAGCTTTGAGCAGTCTGATAACCTTTGATAAGTTCAGCCATAGCTACAGTATACTCTTCACCATCAACCTTAACTGGTACCTCGTATTCCATATCTAGTTCTTCAGTATCATCTTCCGCTTCCTCTTTAGAATCATCTGCATTTTCCTCAGTTTCTTCTTCTTCTTCAGCTTCTAGATCATCGTCGTTACTTTCATCTTCTAATAGTTCAGTCTCGGATGCCTCAGCTTCATCACTTTCTGCTGCTTCCTCCACTTCGTTATCAATATCTTTGCTGGGTAGATCTTCTTTTGGTTTGTCACCAAAAAATTCGCCCGCTAGACCTTCTAACATTACATCTGCATCAACCAAATTTACATTAACATCCCGACTATTTGTTAGGGTAGTTTCTAAATTCTCTGACATTATATAATCCTCCTATAGATTATTCTTTATTTAGCAGCAGCTTTCTTAGTAGGTGCCGCCGCCTTATTAACCTTTTTAACATCCTGTTTTTTAGACTCACGCTCAACTATATCCTCAAAACGTGCAATAAGAATCTGCACTGAGGTAAGTTTTTCGAGTAGTTGTCTAATAACGGGACCGTGTCCCCCGCGGTTTCTTGCTCCGCGCATTTCACGTAGTATATTTTTTTGTTCTAACTTGAACATCTCCAAGTCATCTAGTGTAAACTCATCCATTTAGATCCTCCTGTTCCTTTTTGAATGTTTCATTATCGCCAGCAACCGCTAACGATTCTATTTCTTTCTTCACATCTATTAGCGCTACGACAGTATTATAAATAGTTTCTCGTAACTCTGTTTGATGTGAACCTGTCTGACTCCATGCCGCTAAATACTTTTCTTTGACTTTCTCAAAGATTAAGTCATAAGCTTTATTATTTATAATCATCTTAGCATGGGTCCCTAGTTCTATTTTATCCATTTGACCTCCGTTTCATGAATTAATTACCAATCTTAGTAGGTTTCCCTGTTTGTATTTCTAAAGCAATCTCTGCTTTGTCCTTAGCAACCATGTGCTCGAACTTAGCTCTATCCAGCTCCATATCAGCTTGCTTCTTCTGAATATCAGCCATTTGCTTTTGCAGAGTCAACATAAGTTTCTGTTGTTCTATTTCCTGCTCTTTCTGCTCTTCAGCATTTGCTGCTTGTTGTTGTTGAGCTACAGCTTGTGCTTGCTGTTGACCTTGCGGTGTTGCTGGGTCGACAATAAAGTCAGTCCAGTTTTTGACACCAATCGCATCCATCATTTGCTTAGCAATGTTAAATCCTGAAGCAGGATTAATAATACTCTTAGTTTCTGGAGTTTGGTATAACATTGGCATAACTTGTGTAGCTAACATCATCATATTTTCTTGAGTATTAGCTTTACTGTTAGGGCCAACATCTATGTCTACAGTACAGTTCTCAATAGGCATTAAATCTTTAGATGTAACACCATAATATGAAAAGTCGTTCATAATTGCATCCGCATTTTCTAATACTAAATTATATACGCCCCTGCATAAATCTTTAAAACCAGTTTCAGCAAATCTACGCGCTACATAAGCAATACGCTTTTGTGAAGCTGCCTGTACTTGCGCAACTTTACCTGCTGAGTTACCAGAATCAAATAGTTTTTCATTCACACCTTGAGCCGCACGTGTCATACCACTAGCTTGCTCTTTCTCATTGTTCATAAATTCTAACAAGGAGAACGTCGAAGGTGACAGAGAATCCGGGGTAATCGGCTGCACTGCTGCAACAGGGCTACCATTAGTAGGGATAATCTGGTGAGGTTCGGGACTCTGAAGTGCACGGAAATCCACCGTGTTGGGATCTGCAAGAATTCGACCATAATTTGTCAAATATACATTTTCTACCATACCTCGAGTAATAGCCGTTTTAATCTCTGTAGCTGACCGAGTTACGTCTGCTATAGACAACCCGTAGAAGGCATATGGAATCTCAATAGGATTTAAATTAGCCAGAGGTACACTATCAGCGTACTCTTCTAATAAAATCTCATCACCGGCCACTATGAACCTCTTCAACTCAGCGATACCATCGCCATCTCTGTCAATCTTCATCCAGACTTCGTTAACAGTAATTTCCCTGTTAGCCGTGCCTAAAATATCTTCCTCTTCACCTACCCAGACACTATTTACTGATTGTCTATTAGCACTTTCTCCGTAGTTACCTTTAAGACCAGCGAAAGATTCCCCGCCAGTTGTCGCTAAGTCATCTGGTACATCAAATCCTTGTGTGCGAAGATCGGATAAAGATACTTCGGTTTGGATTCCTACGAATGTAGAATTAGCTATTGATGTAGCTGTTCGATTAATCATAAAAGACTCAGGTGGAATATTTTCTAACTCTATTTTGGACGTATCTACCTTGCGTCTAATTTTAGCTAGCTCGTAATATTCAACTTCTTCACCTTCAATTGTTTCTGAGGCTGTTATTAGCTCAATGATTTCTACGTTATCTTCCGCGGTTATAACATCAAGTTGTGCTGAAGTTAAGTTTTCGTATTCCTCTACCTTATATTCAGAAGATTCTACCCACTTCCAGCGAATAGTTGAATTCTTAAATAGTAGGGCGCTCTTAATCCACGTATTTAGTTCTACCCAACCATTATTCTTAACAAAGATACAATGATTAGTAACATCAGAAGCTATGCCTGCAGCTTTAGACTGTGTTGGGTCCATTGGATTAAATTTAGCTATTCTCCCGTTGCTTAACATCAATTCTGAGATAACTGCTAGATACGAATCTACAATTTCTATAGTATCTGATGTTACAACTTTAGAAACTCCCATTGGCGCTAACCTACCCCTTGGCTGTTGGGTGTAGTAGTTAATAGCTTCTTCTCTTGCTTCTGATATTTCAGAGCCATCAGAGAATGAACCTACTGACTGATGAATAGCGTCGTTAATGAGACCTGTCAGCTCTTCATCTGTTATTTTATTAATATTTTTCGACATAGTGTCTCCTAAATCCAATTGTTATTAGTTTCTGGTATATACATATTACCAAATCCTATTCTATCAGTTGTTAACTTATCAATATGTGTTCGATAAACTTCGCAAGTAATAGCCAAAGCCATTACTGAATCATCGAAACACCCGGGACTCGCGCCAGTTGATCCTTTATCATCAGATAAGTAATCTTTTAATTCTTGAATAATTATTGAAGATTTAATATCTAATTCTTCTTCAAATAACCAATTCTTTAAGTTGCCTATGATAGCAGGTTTGGACGCGCTAGTTGTTCTAAAACCTAGTCTTATCCCCTCTTCATTTGATATGTTAGCAATCTTTGTTTGAAAGTACATATTAACGTAATTCATATCTTTCAGCTTCTGAAGAGTAGCCACACCCATTGAATTAGATTCAACAGCCAAAAGTGCATTATTGAAATAACGTCCTAAATAAAATAACTCCTTACCAAAAGCAGCAGGGTCTATTCTGTTATTACGATATAAACCAACTACTTCTCTTTTTGAATTCATAACTATAGCAACACTATAGTCTTGCCCCACCCCGAGAGCAACATCAGCCCCAATAATATACTTCTCTTTAAAACTAGGGGCCTCCCATATTTCAAGATGTCCTTCTCTCTGATCATCCCAAGACATCATCTTAGGATTAAAACTTCTTATACTTGTAGCAGATTCAATTTTTAATTTTTCAATCTTTTCAATATCAAATACGTTAGCACCCGATACCTGGAATGCTTCCTCAGAGGTCGCGGGATATTCCTGGGCAAACTTTGTTGTACCAGATTCACCAATCTTCATTCGCCTCCAATAAAGTTGGTCATTAGTTAAATTATATAATTCAACCAATGCATCTTCTTCCTTAGTCCGTACGAAATCTCCGGAAACTTCCATAGTATATTCTAATGTCATATACCAAGGTAAAAATACTGGAACATAATCATTTAAACCTTGTTCCGCTTTTTTCCACATTTCATAGAAAGAACCAGTAGCACCATTAGCTGTAGATTCTAAAATTATTTCAGTACCATCAGCGCTAGAAACCCCCTGGAATAGACCAGCTAAGATTTTCTCTTGGTTCTGCCAAAACGCTACTTCAGAACAGTGTAGAATTGTTGGAGTTGTACCGCGTCCAGCTTCAGGTGAACCTGCTGTATATAATCTAAATCCTGAGTCATTATGCGCAAACTTAATTTCCTTCGCATTAGACTTAATTAATTCAGGGGCCGTATCCCTTGGCATTCTATCAATAAATTGTTTACTCATTGTAAATAGAGCATCAGATGTCGCGCTATCATGCGCTAACACCACTGATCGAGTGAAAGGAGTATATAAGGTCTTCCAAAATACTCTTCCTGCTGTGTATGTAGATATACCCTGCTGACGAGCTTTAAGAATTATTACCCTTACTCTGCCCTTCTCTTTTAACTGTTTTTCAACAGCTTTGTGTATTTTTTGTTGTGCCCGATTAAACTTAAAAGGTATATAACCTTGTGCAGCGTCTTTAGTGATGATCTTTAATCGATCTCCCGAAAACTTTTTAAAGTCGTTTTTGTATCTTAAATCTTTCTTTTTCTTAGCGATAGCTTTGCGTATTTCTATTTCTTTCGCTAATTTTAATTTATATTCTTTGCTACTCTTATCCATAATTACCCTCCAGCTCATATGATAGTAGTTTTAAATTAGGTGGTTGGTTACTCAGGCTGATGCCAACCGTCACCATTCGGAGGGACCCAAGTTTTTTTAAATTGTGTTACTTAGATAACTCATTCGTTATATCTTTGTCAAGTAACTTCCATATAATGGCTGCAGCGATAAGGCCTGCAAGTCCAGCATTACCAAGCGTCCAAACGATATCTAGTATACTTCCGATAACGTTTCCCGTTAGGAATGCTACTTTACTACCAAATATAATTTGTAATACAATTGATAAACTAATCAACTTAATGCCAACATCTATTGCGCCATCAGCACCATTTTTTATTTTTTCTAACATATTAACTCCTTTTAATTAAAAAATCCTCCGGTTTAGTCTCCTAAGCCCCCGCGCTTTCTTACTATAACTTTTATTTAAAAGTCATTCATTTTTTGGTTCCAAGATATTTATTATATAAAGGTACCAATTTCTTTCTAAATGCAAAACCTGCCACTGCTGCGAATATAATAAAACCTATTACGCTCTCCATGTTACTCTCCTAAATGTTTAAAAAATCGTTTAAAGTATTCTGGATCATCATCTCTTGATTTATCCGAACCTTCTCCCCATCTCCAATATTTAATCATATTTTCGAGGGGTTTATCTGTTGTTTTGGCTTTAGTCCATAAATCATTCATAATTGATTTAGATAATT